AATCCTATCTTAATGTGGATCATCCCGTATGAACAATACGGAACCCTGGAGACTGACATAGTCGCATCATGCTCCTATGAAGGCAAACTTTATTACAAGGATGTCTAGGGAGCGAAGCTCAACCCATTCAGGTTCGTCACATCGTAACGATCCTCGCTCCACTTGGTGTAGTCGGGTTCCCAATTTGCAAACACAATCACATGTGGCACATCGTAAACAATGCACTGACTGTCGTACTTCGTGCTCATCAATGACCCATTCTTCAAGTTCTCACAGATGGAGTACACTCCCCCCAAATAATCCTTCCCATCCACAGGGGCCGAGGTCCTCGACAAATCGATCATAACAATCTTGGTCGGCTTCTGGGCAAAGATATACGCCATGTCGACCTTCTTCCCGCTTTCCATCAAGATGGCATCGTCCGTCAGCATGATATACTTCGCCAACCAACTCTTCCCCACGTTCCCCTTGGACTCCCAAATCCAATGGATCTTCCTGCGATCCGCTGGCTGACTCACTACAGTGAGGACATCCTGCTGCCATGGCTTCCATGATACACCCTCGTATTCCGCGAGCAATGAGTTCCTGCCAGTGGCCATCCGCTGCACGGCGACCTGCTCCTTAATAAACTTGCCATACTTGGCAGCATATCCAAAATCTGTGTCAACTATCTCCTGATATGTCTTTCCCTCCTGAATCAACTTCTTAACATTGTCATGGTCAACTCTCTGACCTTGGCGCGCCTTCGGTGCATCAATGTGTTCGTACGTTCCGAACTCAATCCAGTCGCCCTCCTTTTTGGTGTAATCAACAGCTTCCTTGCTGTCCCCCTTCTGCTTGCCCATCCAGCAATCGCCAATGACTTTCATCAGTCTCTTGTACTTGTCCTGGTTGGCTTGAATGTAGCCCTGCATATGGGGTGTGCCCTGCTCCCCCACTTCCAATCCCCAACAAATGTATTTGATGCCAGCCTGCCCAACGGCCCCCCTTGCTGCAAGCAGAGTCTCCTGTGTGTAGTTGTTAAACGTAAAGCAAATTCCAAATCGTGCCATGCTGCAACAAATTATTTTGTCAAACCAATCCAAATCTTATATAGACAAATTCGCCCGAAATAGAACACCCGGCTCAAGCCGCCTCCACCTGGCCCGACCCGGTTTCAAAAAAAAACTGGTCACGTATCTGTCGGGGAGGAAGTGGGGACTTATATTACCCCCACTTCCCCGACACCCGACACTGGACATCCATAAAAGACAGAAACACAAAAAATAAATATTTTATGAACCATGGCATACAAACGCAAGTACTCGAACCGCCGCTTCAAGAAGAGAGCGACTCGTCTTGGGAGGCGCACTCGGAAGGGTCTTCGAACTTTCAAAGCACGTGTTACTCAAGTTCTGATGAAGAAGGTGGAGACCAAAATGTACAACTTTGCCCAGGAAAATATCCAGCTCCAACACAATATCGGAAGAAATTCAAACGCAGCTCCTCCGCTGATAACCTTTAGTAGTATGTCTAACTTCTTTAACATCTGGGCCGGTATCGGAAAGGGCACTGCCTCTTTCCAACGTATCGGAGATCGTATTACACCCCGTGGTATGCTTCTCAAGATCTTCTATGCTAACAAATCAGATCGTGTAAACTCTATGTTCCGCGTCATCATTGCACGCGTCCCCAAGGCTATCAATGCTACCGCTACCCTCGTGGATAACGTGGACCCCTTCGAAAAGACCCTCCAATTGGGTACAAATGGAAACAAACTCCTAATGAATCCTGACAAGGATCGTGGGATCAAGTTCCTATATGATAAGATACATCGCTGTGGCGCACAGCAATTCAATCATTTCAATCAAGGGAAGGAGTACACTAAGTACTTCCGTATCTATATCAAGTCAAACAAGTCAAGGGACATCATCTATGACTCTACTGGTTCAAGTCAAATCGTGAACAATCCTATCTTAATGTGGATCATCCCGTATGAACAATACGGAACCCTGGAGACTGACATAGTCGCATCATGCTCCTATGAAGGCAAACTTTATTACAAGGATGTCTAGGGAGCGAAGCTCA